ATAAAAGAAAGGATAATAGAAGAAAATATTCTCAATCTGAGTTTTCTATCTTACCATGGGTCAGTGCTAATACTATGTTTGTTATTCCAAATGCAAGCGAAGATGGTACTATGACTTATTTTACAACAAGAGAAATAATGTCTGGTGTTGATCAAAGACTGTCAGAGATAGAAGGACATGGTGTAAATAAATCTATTTTGCTTGCATTATCTACAGTACTTAACGATTTTTATCATTGGATAAATAGTAATGAAATGATAAAGAGTTTGTTAAATGATGCTGATTATGCAATAGATATATATTGTACATATTTAGCTCCTTTACAGACAAGAAAGCAATTATTCTATGATAAAATGACTAATACTGGATTATATAAGCATAGAGTAACTGAAACTTCAATAGATACAGAAGATGCAATGCAGAATACACTTAATACTGAAGAATATAAGAAAAAGTATTATCTAAATCATCTTTATAACTCTAGATGTAAGAGAATAAAAAGAATGCTTATAGCTTTTTATGGTAAATCTTTAAATAAAGAATTTATCTATAAATGTATTGAAAATAAGATATCTTCATATTTTAGGTATTCGATAGATAATAGAGAGAATCAAGATGATTATCTAATGGATACAGGTTTATTTTGGAGACGCATGTCATATTATCGTGTAGACGATGAATTTCATAATACACTTAGTATTATGAATAAATTTGGCAAGATTAATAGTGTAGAATCTTTAATCAATACATATGAAGTTATAAAAAGGCAGTCAGTGACTGCAGAAACAGAGACGTTAATCAATGAATACGATAAAATAATAAGGAGTCTAAAGAAATATGGACATAAAACTGAACATACCAACAAAGATACACAACAAGTACACTTATCTTTTAAATAGATTTAAGAACTTAGAGTGGTCTGGCCCTGCATGGTATAGAGTAAAAACAGATAAAGATGGTTTTCCTAATGAATGGAAAATCGTTCATTTCCACCCTTTAAACCTAGGCAGTCACGCTGCTACTGAGTGGGAAGCTAAGGATTTAGCTACAATTCTGAAAGAAACCTATGCTTTAATGCCAAGCTTAAAGAAAGCCTATATAGGATTAATCCATAGTCATAATACTATGGGAGCATTTTTGTCTACAACAGACACAAATACAATCCAAGATATGGCACCAGAAGAAGGTTTCTACGGCAGTCTGGTGGTTGCTTCTGCTGGCAAAGCTTTGTATGCTTTTGGGTTTGGTTATAAGGATCAGTATAAAGTACGACATTGTTTTGAGGCGGATGAATCAGATATTAATATATTGATACCTGGACTCAAACCTCTTAATGAATGGGTATCTGAAGCTGATCTTATCGAAAAGAATAAACCTGTTCCAATTTACGGACAACAGACAAGTTTATTAAATGGTGTAAAGAATGAATGGAATAAAACTCCAGAGAAATCTGTTCCTATTGATACTTTGAGTAATAGTCCAGTAGCTTTCTTTAAAAAAAGAGACGAATTATTGTCTAAACTTTCTGCAACTCAGAAAAAAAAGACAGAATTCATTCTTAATAAATGGGATGCAGCTGAAATGAGTGACATTGAATGTGAAAGACAGCTAGAATTAGTGAAATTGTCTTCTACTCAAATATCAATTTTAATGAATTGGAATTTAGAAACAGATAATTTTGGATATAATTATGGAGGTAATTATGGCTACTAATAGATTCTTAAGAAATAAGGATTTAATACCTCAAGCTAAGTTAAACCATATTGGTATATTGGGATTGGGAGGTATCGGCTCACAGCTGGTACCTTTACTTTCGATAATGGGATTCAAAAAGATAACAGGATGGGATCATGATATATTAGAAGAACATAACTTGAGTACTACAATGTATCCTCAAGGAGCATTAGGTAAACCTAAAGCTGAAGTAGCAGAAAATGTTTCTAAAATGTATGCAATAAATCCAGACGAAGTAAAGTTCTATGATGAATATTATGATGAAAAAAGTCCTACAATGCCTAAGATGGTTACTTGTCTTGATAATATGGAGAGTAGACTTGTTGCATATAATCTGTGGTTAGAGCAGAGTAACAGGAAATTCTTTATTGATTTAAGAATGGGAGCTATGGCTATGGAAATAATTGTTGCTACAAAAGAAAATGACAATTATTTAGATACGTGGCTTCCTTCTCATCAGATAAGTCAAGAGCCCTGTACAATGAAGCATACTATCTTTACAGCATCAATTGTTGGAGGATTTGGAGTAGACCAAATCTTTAATGTTATTGCTGAGAGACCATATTATGCTTATATTTGGATAGGTTTAATGCCTTTAGAAATGCGAACTGACAATCTCATTGTAAAAACAAGATAAGGATAGTTATGGATATTCAAGTTAGAAAAGTATCCACTGACTGGACTAAATTACCCAATGGGTTGACCTGGTATTTTATCGGTCAACCCAAAACGGGTAAAACTACTCAAGCCAGTAAATGGAGTCCCAAGGGAGCCGAGGGATGCCTATTAATAGATACAGATTTAGGTGCAGACTTTGTAGATGGAGCTAATACAGTTACAGTTACATCTTTAAACACACCTACAAGGCCAAAAATGATTGATAATAAACAAGCTATAGAAAAGGGTAAGCCTATTACAGAAATAGTGCCCAATGAAGAGCGTGGATATTATAATAGAACAGGTGAAACTGTTGGAGAATCAATAGAAGTATATTCTATGGTAGAAGTATACTATTGGTTAAAGGATAATTTAAAAAAATTACCTTACGATACTATTGTTATTGATACTATTGATCACATAAATAGATGGATTGAAGCTGAAGTATGTGATGAAAGAGGACAAGCAGCAATGGGAGAAGGTTCTTCATGGGGTGCTGACTGGGCACAAGCCAGAAAGAAGAATCTTGATATTGTTAAAAAATTCCAAGTATTGTGTAAATCATTAAGTAGGAATTTAGTGATTGTTTCACATGCAAAGAGTACTGTCATAACTGATGGAAAGAGTCAGTTAGGGCCCGAGCTACCAAGAGGTTTAGCTTATGCTTTAACTGCAAGTGCAGACGTGATAGGGTACGCTATGGCTAATAAAGAAGATGGTAAATTCTATCTTTCTTTTAAAGCATACGACGAAAGAACTGTAGGCAGTAGGCTGAGACCTCTAGCCCAGAAAGTTCTTGAATTTGATTACAATAGCGTAATGAATGAAATCCTAAAATACAAAGAAGAATAGGAGTAATAAATGCCGTACAGAGGTTCTTATAAACAAGAGTCACCTACATCTGGAGGAGTTAACTTTCTTGGTTTTCAAGCAGTTACACTTACCGATATAGTGGACAGATCAGCTGAATATCCAAATATGGATATGTTTCTAGAGATTTACTTTAGAAATGAAAACTCACAATATCCCTGGAAATATAGCCTATTAGGCACATTTGACAGAGAAAGTGATAATACTTTAACTGGTCAGAGTAGTCTACTCAAAAGAATCTTGTACTTCACTGATGCAATTGGTTGGGATGGCGGAGTAAACACCGATGGTTTATGGGTTGATGAAAATGATAAGCTTGTAAAAGATATTGCAGGTTTATTAAATCATAACTTTACAAAAGCCAACTATGGTGTTTCTCAATCAGACACTGAACATAAGTATTACATATTTACTTATAAGAAGTGGAATGAAAAAGCTGGTAAAGCATACACTCAAGTATGTCCCAAAATTGTAAAGAATAATGATCAAGGTCGAAATGATCTTGATAGTTATGTCACTTACATGAAAGCCAATAAATTCATTGTTGAGCACGATAACACCCAAGTACCTGTTAATAACGGAGACATGACCAGTACCACTGCTGGTAGCTCTGTAAACAAGTTCTAGGTGGAACTTTATCACGAAGTAGCGATAGGGAGCCCTCAAAACAGGGGGCTCCTTATTCCGCAAGAACAAATAATTGATGTTATATTAGAGCATGGTGATAAATATGCTGTCTATAAAAGTTTATATCTATATGATGAAGAAGGAAAAGAATATCATAAGCTAAGGAAAACATTCAAAGATTTCTTAGGTAAGCGATATATTAGAGATATTTTAATCGATATAGATAGAGGCGATAATTCTGATGATTATACACTTAACAAAACAAAAGGTATATTATTTGAATTAGAAGAGCTAGACGTTCACAAACGCTCCTACAATATCTATTTCAGTGGAACTGGATATCATATAATAATAAGTGGAGAAGTCTTTAATTTCCCAGAAGGAACTACTGATTTACCATTTATTGTTAAAGAAACTATGAATAATTTATTCAGTGATATAGATTTAGCAGTATATAATAGAACATCAATATATAGATGCCCAAATACCTTAAATCAAAAATCTAATCTATATAAAATTCCATTAACGCACAATCAAATAAATGAATCTACAGCTAAAGAGATACATTCTGAAGCAAGTAAACGAATTATAATTGAGACTGAACCTATTTGGGGAGATGGTGAATTAGAAAATAAAATAATCACCAAAGTTCCTAAGATAAGAGTTATGGAATCTAGTGTAGAGCCACGAAACATTGTACCCTGTATTCAAAAGATGTATAAACTTGGCCCTGAAGAGGGATCAAGAAATAATACTATGATGCGAATAGCATCTCATTTCTTTAGACATGGTATACCTAGTGTAGCTGCTAAAGCTGCGTTATTAGAGTGGAATAATAGACAATTGAGAAGTGATGTAGTACTTAAAAAGGTAGAAGACACCTATCGTGGTGGATATAAATATGGTTGCAAAGATGTGTTAATGCATAATCATTGTCAACCAAATTGTATCTACTACAAAAGAAAAGATTATTTGATAGATGTAAAGAATAGTGAACAATTACAATCAGAGTTAGCAGAAAGATTAGAAACTGATTTCTCTGGAAGAACAATTGATTTAGCTAAGTCTTTAGGAGTATACGACAAAGATGCAACAGTATATCCTGGAGAATTAGTAACTATCTTTGGATCAACTGGTGCAAACAAAACAGCATTAGCTCAAAATATTGTACTGGGTTATAATGCTGACCACGATCAAATAATAAAAGAAAAACAAATTCCAACATTGTTCTTATCATTAGAACTATCAGGATATGTGATGCATAGAAGAAACTTACAAATTGTTTCTGGAGCTAATAAAGATACAGTAATGAAAAATTATAAAAGTCTTTATAAATACCACAAACAAGAGTTAAGTCACATCATAATGCAATCTATTAGTCCCACTATACCGCAAATACAAGAAAAGATAAAGCAACTACAACCTAAATGTGTTGTAATAGACTATATTGACCTTGTAGATGTACCATTCAATAAAAGAGGAGAGTATGAAAAACTTAATTACATAAGTCACTCTCTATCTAATATAGCTGTAAATGAAGATATTATCATTATACAGATATCTCAAGTGTCAAGAGACTATTCGAGAAATCAAATAATGGATTTATATGCAGCTAAAGGAAGTGGAGCAATAGAAAATGCATCAAGAAAAGTGCTTGGTATCACAGGCTCAGCTGAAGATGCAGGAAAAAAAGTATCACTATATAAGAATAGTGATGGTGACCTCTTCGATATTGAGCTTGAATGGACACCTTCATTTAGACTGAAAAAAAAGAAACCTGAAGTTATACATAGTAAAATAATGAATAAGAACTTCACAATTTTGGAGGAATGATGGCAACAACAAGAGAACTGGTTTGCGAGCTCATTGATATAAATCAACAACTCGAGCACATAGAGCAAGCCACTGACATTGACATGGAACAACACAAGAGCCTCGAAGAGGCGAGAACAGCACTACATAGGGAAATCAAGACTAAAATACAAAATGTCGATCACTTCATGCTTGAACTTAACAAAAAAGAATACTTACTTGACGCAGAGGTTGAAGCATTGAAAGATGAAATTGACAGATTAAAGTCACGACGAAGAGGACTTAAAAAGACACAGGACTTCTTTAACAAGCAATTGTTACCAGCTGTTATAATGGAAATTGGGAACGAAGATGGAGTATACGAGACTAATACTGCAAGGTATAAGCTTTATGAAACATTTGGCCCAGTCGACGTTGATCCACATACTATATCTGATGATTTCAAAAAAGTAGAGATTGTTGAGAAATTGGATAAAGTAAAGGCGAGAAAGGCTGCAATATCAGCATTTAACGCTGAAAGCGATATGCCACAAGGCATAAACATAAGAAAAGTTAAAAGAGTAAAACGTACATAAAGTTTAAATACTTGTATGATACGAACTTTTAATAATAAATTATCAGGGCTCAGTTGATTGAAAGGGGGAGGACAAAGACCTCTTACACGCCCAGCGATGTATCATAAGCCTTTTAACAAGCAAAGTAATGCAAAAAACGCTGAGCCCTTATAATTATGAAATATGATAAAGAAACATTTCGAGAGGTATTAGAACCTCATCATCGTACTTATTGGAAGATTGCTTATAAAAAGCTCCAGAGAAAAATGCAAAGTCTCAAATCCTCCCTTAAAAAACGATCCGAAGATTCACAAGTTTTATTCGATATTGAGATGGATGAGCTTCGTGAAATGTTTTATAATAGTTATGGTGATGGATGTAAATACTGTGATAAAAAAATGACATTAAAAAATATGGTATGTGATCATATTATTCCATTGGCTAAAGATGGAGACTCTGTCATTGATAACTTGCAGCTAATTTGTAAATCATGTAACACCAGGAAAGGCCCATTAGATGAAGATGAATTTAAATATCTTATGGAATGGGTAGAACATTTAAAAGACGAAACAAAAGAATATGTGCTAAGAAAATTAGCCAAAGGAGGAAGATACTAATGAATGCTAAATTATTTGGAATAAAACAAAAAGGGCATGATGAATCACATATCCATGCTGTAAAACTTGCAGATGGAGAATGGATTGATATATGGAGTGAACCAGAAATTATTGAGGATAATGATTATGTTGATAAGAAGTATATAAAATTACAATCTTATCAAAGATATCGATCTCCAAATTCACAGGAGGTTGAAGAAATAAAGCATGATTATCATATAATTACTAGTGCTGATAATATTATTGCAATAAAGGTTGGAGGATTAGAATGAACTTAAATCGTGAACAAGCTGAAATTATTATGACAGCTTTAAATAATTATAGAGGAGAGCTCTATATAAATAGTGATAACACCGACGCTTTAAATAAGGTAAGTGATCTTATCAGAGATATCGAAGATTCAATGAAATCTAAAGATATTAGCCAAAAAAGGATACCTGTAACTAAAGAAATGTATGTAGCTACAGAAGTTGGTTCAGAGACTGGGATAGAAGAATATTATCATACAGACCCAAAGTTATCTGAGAATTGTAATGAATAAAACATTACAACAAATAGCAAACGATCGGGAAACTCTGCATAAATACCATAAGTCGAGTAGACCATTGAGTAAAAATTACGAATATGTAGGCTTAAAAGGTGAATCTCAATTCGCAAAAGAGTTTGGGTTTAAAATAGATAAAATATTAAGACCTTCTGGCGATAATGGTAAGGACTTTGAAACGAAGATTGGAATTATTGATGTAAAAACCGCAAGAAATGCATTCAATCTCATTGTTGAAAAAGGCAAAGTTGTCTCAGATATTTATGTATTAGCTAAATACATAGATGATACAGATACAGTAGAGCTATTAGGCTGGGAATATAAAAAAGAAATCTTAAAAGCCCCAACAAGAGATTTTGGATATGGAATAATCAATCATTACATACCAAAGAATAAACTAAGACCACTAAAATCATTAGAAACTATCATAAATGAATAACAAACAAATACTAAAAAACAAACTAGTATATCTTGAACAAGCTTTGCTTGAAGCTGATTTTGCCATGAAACAAATGGCCCTTAGAATAGATGAAATGCAAAACAAAATAGATAAGCATAAAAAATCAGGAGATGTAAAAGACCTAGAACAAAATAATGACTTAGTCATCGATCTTATCAAAAAAAGATTAGATGTAGGTGCTAAAGAGTATCATCAAAATATCCCAATAATGCCAAAGGATGACATAACAAGGGATAATTTTTATGAAGCTGTTGAAGAATCACTGGATTTATCTGTATATTTAGCTGCATATATGTTACGGCTAATGGAGGAGAAAGAACGCAGAGAATTCGAACCAACAACAGCAGACGAACATAATAAGGAAATACATCCTGATCATGGGCCTGCTTACTCGATGGCAAATAACAGTGGATATGAGAAAGAAAAGAAAGATGACAAAACTAAGAGAAGCACAACTTGAGTGTGCTAATTGGAATTTAGGCAATTGTCTAGGTTGTAGTTTATACATCGACAAAGAATACCTGAAAAGAAATGGATGGGTACCAGTTTTTCAAACTTTAAACACAGAGAAAGCTGATAAACCCTGCATAGTTGAGAAGGAATGCAAATACTTCGAGAATTACGTAGCAAAATAGACTACATTAGACTTGGTTATCCTTT